CAAGAATTATTTCAGATTCGCGATGTTTTTGATGTCGCTAATAATTTCCCTTATATTGCACCCAACTTTAATCAATATTATATGCAATTTTATCGTTTTTTGCAAACACCGCCTGATATTGAATTGGGAACCGCGTCTTACACAGATTTAAGAACGCTGTGGAATGCAGACATTCATTTGAACTGCACTTATTGTTTCTTGTCCAACGAAGAGTCGCGCGTTTTTGCTCTCAATGAACAAAAATACCTTTTCAAACAAGTGAGAGAAAAAATTTATTACAATGTTACCGGGCCAAATAAGATTTCTACTGACTCCATTGGTATGATATCCAGTTGGATGTTTTATTTTCAGCGAAGTGATGCCAATCTACGCAATGAATGGTCCAATTACACGAATTGGCCTTATCGCTATATTCCCAATGATTTAGTACAAGCGCCTACGCATGGACAATATACGATTATTAGAGATGGTACACCAGTTCTAATTGGCCCAGGTGTAAATAACGACGGAAAATTGACGGGTTGGATGATAACAGGACAATATAATTTTGAAAACATTAAGGATATTTTAGTTACTATGGGTGTTTTACTAGACGGGATTTATCGAGAGAATGATCAGCCCGCAGGAGTGTACAACTATATTGAAAAATATACACGCACTGCTGGAAATGCTGCGGATGGTATCTATGTTTACAATTTTTGTTTAAATACTTCGCCGTTTGATTTGCAACCTAGTGGAGCTATGAATATGAGTCGATTTACAACTATAGAGCTGGAAACAACTACCATTACCCCGCCATTGGACCCTTATGCACAATCATTAGCAATTTGTGATCCACAAACTGGTAATGTCATTGGTGTAAATAAACCGACATGGAGGATTTACGATTATAACTTCAATATGGTTTTATTTGAAGAACGCATCAATATGATTACATTTGTTGGCGGAAACTGTGGGTTAATGTATGCTACTTAGATGAATATTACGCATTCGTTTGTCTATATTTTGAATAAAAATGTCCAATGATTTAACATTTTCATCGGCGGATTTATCATCATTCAAAAAATGTATCATATCTAACACGATTTTGATTTTTTCTGGCGTCCATATTTCATTCAACTTGCTTAGAATTTCATTTGTGTATAGTTTTGTAATATCGTCGTTGCGAAAAATGGGATTGTATATTTCTTTGATGTAATTGTCCAAAATAACAAAGTAGTAATTCAAGCATATACGAATCATTGTATTTCCCTTGTATGTTTCTATTAGCTGTAAAATGCCGTTTTGTGCACATATGAATAAATCTACCATTCCTGGATTTTTTTTGACCACTTCTTTGTTTAGAAAATACTTGCACGCAAAAAATATTGGATTGTACAAATATTGTAAATCATATCGGTTTGTTTTATTTATGTATCTGGTAAGTCCTTGAAACAATCCAGGTTCTTGTATATGAACGACACCATCTTTGATTAGAATTTTTGTTCCAATTGACTTGTTGCAAATTATGGCTAATTTAATGATAACAGAAAGAGGATCTAATATGATATTTGTTGTCTGTTTAATGCATTCGTCATCGTTTTTTGACTCTTCTTCTTTGTCTTCTTTGCCTTCTTTGCATGTGGAATTTGATTCGTTTGATTTATTAGGATGCGAGGAAGGATTATTCGGGTTTTCTGTTTGAGTTTGACATTTTGTTGCAACCTTTTTCTGTTTGCCATAATTTTCACTTTCCAACTCTTGAGCAATGTAAGATGCAAACATATTTTCAATGGTTTCCATTTTATGTATATGTATATATTATTTATCATTATTTAATTTATTTTACATTGATAATATATTTATACAATAATTGACATCAACGCGTAAAAATATTACAAAAAGAAAAAAAAAGAAAAAAAAGAAAAAGAAAAAGAAAGAATACAAATTAGCCCTTTGCATAATTAGACATACACTATAAATATGCAAATATTCAGTTGTCTAAATTATTTGCACAAAATAAAATATACTTTAAATATAAATGGATTTAGAAAATGCGACAACAATGTCATTAAGAAAAAAAAATCTTGAAATAACGAAGACAGGAAACAAAATAGAAAAAACAATTTACATCATTTCTAATATACTCTCTGGTGGAAGTAAAAAATATATTGATGATTTAATTAATAATTATAAAAACACACAAATAGTTTTGATAAATAACAGAGAAGATCTTATTAAAAATCAGAGTTATTTGCCGATAGACATAATACTTATTCAACAATTAACGTATACTAATATTTTTCCCGAAGATTTGGTAAACATTAATATGAATTTTGGAACCAAACTTGTTATATCATTGCACGAATTTTGTTGGTTTTGCAATAATGTTGATTATGCAATTTGTTATCATGACAGTTATTTAAAAAATATAACAATTAGTAAAAATATCGAGGATCTTTTTAACAATTCTTCATTGATTATTTGCAACTCCATATTTACAAAAAATGAATACAGTCGTTATTTTTCTACAAAAAATATGATATTGGAAGAAAATTGTGACATTGCTGTTGATTACACCACAAAAAGAATTCCTTTAATAAAGGATAATACAATAAACATAGCAAATCTACAAGAATTTTCAGAATATAAAGGCGAAGAAAATATAAAATTACTTATTAATAAATATAATAATTATAATTATAAAAACTATAAAATAAATATACTCGTTCACGGAATTAATATGCCAAATCATGAAGAATCTAACTGGAATGAATTTATAACACGTTATAATTTTCACGGTTTAATACATTTAAATAAATATGGCGAATCATATTCATACGCATTATCAAAAAGTATTAATTCTGGATTGCCTATTTTATATAACAATATTGGTTCTTTTAAAACCAGAATTCCAAAAAATATAGAACATTTTATAAAAGTAGCCGATAATGAAAAAGAATTTTATGACAGCGAATTATTATTCAAAAAATTTGAAAAAATGTTAGATTACATTATTGATAATAATGGATTGTTCAATAAATGTAATTCTAATAAAGATATTATTTATAAAGAGACATATAATTTTTTGTTTGAGGATAATTTTATTTTCACAAAGGTACATAATAAAATATTCGATAAAGTAAAACCTTTTGCTATTTATTTTCCACAGTTTCATCAAATAAAAGAAAATGATACAAATTATTATGAAAAAATGACGGATATTACAAACTTAATACATTTTAATAAAGATTCTATTAATAAACTAGACGAGCCATCATTGCAAGAATTAGGATTACAACATATAATAAATTATGATCTAACGGATAAAAAACTTATAAATAGACAAATTGAAATTGCAAAAAAAAATTGTATTTATGGGTTTGCAACATACTACTATTGGTTTTCCACGAATAGTCTTACAAACAAACACGATATTATGGAAAAATGTTATAATTTATTTTTTGAAGATCAGTTGGAAAATTTTAAGATATTTTTTATTTGGGCAAATGAAGATTGGTCAAATAATGTTTCTTTTAATACAAGAGATCAAATTTTGAATGAATATACTTCAACTAATTTCATAAAAAATATTGATAACCTGATTACATATTTCAAACATGACAATTATTATAAAATTGACAACAAACCAGTATTTTATATTCATCATCCTTTTTTTATGTCTGACGATGAATTAGTATTATTTAATAATTTGTTAGAAACAAAATGTATAGAAAATGGGTTTGATGGTTCTCTATTAGTTGTCAATGATTTTATGGATTCTTATAAAAATTTCAACAAATATAATTTTCACCCAAATTATAAAAAAACAACTACAACTGATTATAATAAATACATTGATGACTATGTGAATATTGATAATAACACAAACACTGTATTTTTTGATTTTAACAATAGTGCTAGATTATGCATTCCAAATAAACTACGATTTTCAACTGTATATCAAAACAATTCTATTTATAATCAAGACAAATATATTAAAAAAATTCTAGAACAGTATAAAAACCCACACATTACAGAATTAAATAAAATATTGTTAATAAATGCTTGGAATGAATGGGGAGAAAATATGTCAATTGAACCTGGCGAAATAAATGGTTATAAATATCTACAATTACTAAAATCTAATTTATTGTCATTTATAGCAGATTAA